AGATTAACTCATTTTTTATCAGTGGGTGATTGTTCTGCGCTAGCTTTGGGGTTCCCTGCGTGGCATGTCGGCAATGGCCTAGTACCACTTGCGCCTTTTCTACCACGCTCCAGTCGGCCTGATTGACAAACTCGCTAGCCTGCACGTTATTCTTTTGAACTTGACCGTATTTCTTTCTGCTCCCGATTGAATATATTCCGGTTGAATCCTTCCCCCGGGATTGACACTTGACTAGCATTTTTTTAATCTGCTCCGGTTTTATGGTATGCTTGCCATCGGTGCTCACATACCCGATAATTCCGCACATAGGCTATTTCCTTTCTTAGTTGAATTTCTTTATATCAATAGGTGGTGGCCCTTCCTCTAGTTCGGCATCTAATTGCCCGAGCGCTCCCTCTATATCTCCCCGGGGCTTTGTTGTGTGTCCATCGGCCCTTGCTACTACGTCGCTAATGTTAGCATGCTCCGGGTTCTCCGGGGCTTTGTTGGTTCCAACCATCAAATAAACTTGCCAGATTTTTTTTACATCGTCCTCAATCAGGCCTTTCTCCCGGTTCTCTTTTTCAATCCGGTCAATCTTTCGCTGTAACATTGCATGCCCTTCCTTACTGTGAAAATACATAAACATTTTTGGTTCTTTATCATCCTTTGTTTTCTTTACTCTTAAAATGTACGGCATAGCTTTACTCCTTTTTTTGGGGTTATGGGAGTTTAAATCTCCCTTTTAAAAAATGGTTTGTTCGTTCATTCCTCTATAAAATTAAAAAACTTGTAATCCACAGCAAAACAAATAAAATTGCTAAGTATATGATACTCTTTACTTTTCCTCGCATGCTTTTTCTAGCTCCCCGGTTACAGATCACAACGTTTTAGGTATCGGCCGTATGTACTCCCACGTTTTGCATGTGTAGCTTTTCGGCCCTCTAGGTATCGCCGGGTTTTTCCGTTCATGTCAAAAAGATCAAACAGCCCGGGCTTGTAAAATTTTAGGTATGCATCCAGTTCTTTCCATGTTTGAAACTCTCTAGCTATCTCAACCAACCGGGCGCAAAATAATACCCACCGTTTCACTTTGTTATAGTTCAAGGTTCCACTATGACCTCTAAACTCCACCGTACCGTATTTCTGAAAGCAGTGACTATTTACCATCAAATACCTTTCATCCGGGCGGTGATCATTGCGCACATTGCGCCATATACCTTCCCACCGGGGCCTTATTTGCCTTGTCATACCGTTAGCCCGCCGGGCCATTGGAAGAAAGCTTATGATCTCCGGTTCAAAGTGGTTCCATAGTAAATAAACGTTTTTAATCACGGCCCAAGACAAGACTTCCACGTGGCAATGCAATCCGCATGAAACGTTGACGGCCGTATCACAATTAGCTTTAATGGTATCTAGCACTTTCCGTATGGTTCCCAAGTCCTGCACTCTTAGGGGAGGGGCTTTTAATTCTATTTGATTGCAACCGTTCGCATGACGGTCTATGGTTCCATCCCGGGATACCGCCCACCACTGGGGTGAAACTTGACTTGTGGCCCGGGCCACAATGCCGTTACGGTTAAGCACTTCCGCCATGTTCGCCTGATTCAAGCTTGCGCTAAATTCAAATTCAAGTCCAATTTGTTCTTTCATTTTATCGGCTCCCGATAGTAAAGGTTTAAAAACTTCCCGGGCCAGCGCTCAAGGTTTTCTCTTAGGTCAAAAGGGCGCACTTCCCCCACGCTCTTAATGGCCGTATTGCGCCGTTTATCCGTGTTGGTATCTTCTACCCCATTTCCCTAAAAGAACATACCTTGAGCGCTAGGCCAAGGGGCGCAAAGCAAAACCCTTTCCCTTTCTAATGTTATCACTAACTTGCAACGGTAGCAAAGGCGTATCTTCCCACTTCCCCGGGACGTGACAAGCTATTTCCCTAATCGTAAGACATGCCACTTGACGGCCTAGAACTGCTTTACAGCGGTGGGAGCGTGTAAACACGGCCACTTGTGAACAATCCCCGGCTATCTCCCGGCATGCTCCAATAAGATTAAAGTCATAACGGCCACGGGCCAAGTCCATGAGATCACTTCCTTTTCTATCGTTTACAGCGGTCACTGTAACACGGTAAGAAAGGTTAAAGGAAAAGCTACAACCGCCACGGTTGAAAGCTTTATTTGATAAGTGATTGTTTTTTCTACTGTTGTTCATAGTATGCCGTTTTTGATTTAATTATCTCAAAAATAGTCCAACTTGTCAAGAAAAAATTAAATTATTATTGCTTTTGTTTACTTTTCAAGCACTTAGGTCAAGCCCTCAACCTATCCCCTAAACCACTTTTCCCGGGCAGTATAGAGCGCTAAGTGATCGTAATTACTCTATATTAATCAATCACTTAAGCTAACTAACGGACTAGACCGTAAGACAAAAGGCCATATAAATTAATAACTTACACGTTTAGTTGAATAGCTTGCAAGTTATTGTAATTGTTGTAGATTCTCGGGCATGTTAGGTTGAGTGCCTGTGGGAGCCCGGGAAGGGAGGGCATGTGTGGTCGGATGAAAGCCCGGCCCTGCCAAATCATACCGGGGAGGGGAGCCGTGGCCGGGCCTGCTAGTCCGGGGAGCGTGGGCCTGCTGTCTGCCTGCTGCTGCGTGGGCCTGCTGCCTGCCTGCTGCCGATGAGCCCGGGAGCCGATGAGCCCGGGAGCCTGCCCCACCCGCCGGGGAGCCGTGGCCTGCCAACCATCCCACCACCCACCCGCCGGGGAACCGGAGCCACCGGGAGCCGGGGCCGGGGCCGGGGAGGGCCGGGGCGCAACATATAATTAATAGGGGAGGGGGGCTCAGATCGAAAACCCCCAAGGCCCCCCCTCGCGCAATGACATACCCCCTCTTTCAAAACACACCCTATTTTTTACAAAACCTTTCTCTTAAGTACCTGAATTATATACAATTTATCATAACCCAGTGTAAAATAAAGATAAAAGTTGACGATTCACTCAGTAGTAAGAAGGTTTTTCATAACTGAGCCCTAACATTATAAGTACCTGAATCATATAGGGATACTTTTTTTACACAGGTATCCCTCCTTATAAATGTCTATATTTAGCGTTCAAAAATTTGACATGCTAATATATTGTGGTATTATGGTAGTGAAATGAGAACGGCAGAGACTCATTTCCTCCATTTAGAGTTAGGGAGAGGGTTATGGCCCGACCTCTCCCTTCCTCTCCCCTTTTCCCCACTCCTAGCGGAGGGCTGTATGGTTGATTACGATTACTACGAAGATTATCGTGAGGTGTTTTATGGGTGGTAACGGAAATGGAGGAGATAAAACAGGCGATCTCGGCAAAATAACCAAAGAACTGACGGGGCTTGAGCTACCCAACGTTCTTTCTTCCTACATGACTGGGGACAACTTACCCCAAGAATACGCCGGAATCCAAGATTATGTCACCGAAGTCCGAAAACGGCTCATTCGGGACGCTGGCGGTCGGCTCAATCAGCTCCAATCTATCGTTCTCGACGGAATCTGCGAAATTCTCCTCGTTTTGAAGTTCATTTCCACTATGATCGGCGACAATCCCAGCCAAACCCTTATTTGTTTCAATAAATCCGGCGTTCCGGGGCTTACAGACCTTGCAATTAAGGGGTTTTCAGGCCTTCATCAGGTGTTAGATAAGAAAATTAAGCAATTCCATGAACTTACCGTGCTACAGTCGCGAAAAGAGGAAGACGAGGGCTATCTGAAAGCAGTTATGGGCGATGTCAGACCCGTCAAAACCGGGAGACCGGAAGGTCGTAAGAACTAAAGGAGGGTATTATGCCACCAAAAAAGACTTCGAGAGGGAAATCAACGTATTCCAAGTATTATGATGAGACCGATAAGAAAGGTGGGACTAAAACCGTGAAGCAGGCGCGGGCGCAAACCTCCGCCTTGCGGGAATCTGTCTTAACAAAGAAGGTTTTAAGGGCTAAGAACCGCGAACAGATTTTTGGGAAGGAAGCGAAGGGTCTTAAAAAGTACATCAAGAAGAGAAATAAAGGCCTTGATTACGAATAAGCAAACCTCTTAAACGTGAAGGAGATTACTATGCCACCTTATCGACAGGTTCCCGGGATGAGAGAGAAATTAAGAGCAGCAAAGGCAGGGAAAGCAAAAGAAGTAGAAAAGAAAGGCTTCAAAAAGGAAAACGTCGTCAACATTAACGTTTCTGCTTCTTTGGACGAAGATCAGCAGGATAAGAAGAGTGAAAGATAATCAAAATTTAATTAGGAGAATGGCTATGGCTACGATTTACAGGAAGATAGGAAAGTTGAAATCTAAAGCTCCGAAGATAAAAAAAATCGCCAAGAAATATGAAGAGATCGAGAAGCTCAAGCCGAAGACTCCCATGTCAGAGTTCGAGCGTGATGACCTTAAAGCCAAGCCACGGAAACGTCGGTAGTAGTTTATGAAAGTTGGAAGCTCGAAATTCCTAGACAACGCACTGAAGCACTATCAAGTTGAGTTAAAAGAAGCCAAGCTCCCGGCTGCACTTTCTTCTGTTATGAACACGGATAACCTGCCGATCGAGTATGCAGGGATTCCGGACTACATTTCTAACATCAGGAAGAACTTGGAGAAAGACGCAGGTGGAAATCTCAACCAACTTCAGACAATATGCCTCGATAACATAAAAGGGAGTAAAAATCAAAGCCAAGGTCACGACCCAAAGCACGATGTCAAAATTTTGACGCAAGATGAATGGTGGGAAGCTTTTTATCTAAATCCTGCATACTTACGCATGTTAGAGCTGGATAAAAAGATGGAGAGGGAGCGGATTGAGTATATGAATCGTAGTATTTTTGGGGGCATTAATGACTATATCGCAGGCAAAGTGGGATCAGTACAAGAATGACATCGTATCTTTCGTCCGTGATGTCATTTACGTCCCATCATCGGCCGAGCAGAAAGTCATAAAAGTAAGGCTTGAAGGAGAATGGGCTTACCAATCAGAAGTAATTGCAGAGATAACCAAGAAACTCCCGTCGGGAAAGTTTAAATACCAGACCGCCGCTATCTGTATTCCCAAACAGAACGGCAAAACCTTCATGGCATCGCTTATCCTAGCATGGCGGTTCATAACCCATTTCAACGTTCAGGGGGTTGTAGCATCAAACTCTAAAGACCAAGCATCATCGGTTGTGTTCGACACGTTTAAATCGATGATTAAATACTCACCGGAACTCATCAAGCTCGTCGGCCCCGAAAACATCCTCGATAAAGAAATAAGAAATCCCAAAACCAACTCAATAGTAACCGTCCTTTCTTCGTCAAAAGCAGCGGCATGGGGATACGGCATAGACATAGCAGTCGTCGATGAAATACACGCTGCCCCGGATGACGAAGGTATCTATAACATCCTCGCGTCACAGGCTGGCCCGAGAGACGGACAGATAATTCTACCCTCTCAGGTGTCTTCACAGCTTAACATCCTATACCATCTCTATCAAGTCCATGAGCAAAAAGGAGACCCTACCCTCTACTTCATGTACCTTCGTGGGTTTAATCCATCTCCTTTAGTAACGAAGCGCTGGCTGGATTCCCGTAAAGCGCAACTGACCCCGGCCCAGTACGCTCTCTACCATGACAACGACTGGGTGTTCTCCACCCGCAAGCTGTTCGACCCATCCAAAATAGGAACGGCAGTGGTAAACGGGGAAGAATACGAAGCGCCTGTATCGGTCGGTGAACTCAAAGACTGGGAACATAAGCTAGGGACTAAATTCCAAGTCGGCGGGGGACTCGACCGTGCTCTGCCGTATTCAAAGCATGGCGACCGTACCTTCTGGACAACCATCGCCAAGGGCAAAACCCGGGGAGAAGAATACTATGTCATTCTCAATCAGCAGGAAATTTCCAATTCATCAGAAAAATTCATTAAAGACATCATCCTAGAAGATCATTATAAATACCGATTCGTTAAAATAGCGCTTGAAGTCTACCAATCGTCAGACCTTTTCGAGTGGGCGACATCACAAGGGATAGAAGCAGAGCTTGTCCATCCCATAGATAAAGTCCAAGTAAAGTCTTTTACTACCCTTCACCAGATTCTCCAGAATGAACAGCTAGCCATCCCAGAAGGACTTCCCTACGAATACGATAAAGGAGACCGTAAATCAGGTAAACTTCCAATCCTTGTAAAAGAAATGCGGGAATTTGAACATGAAATGGATGGAGCAGTACCTAAGTTCGGGCATAAACCCGGCACTAAATACCATGACGATTCTGTCTATTCCCTTAACTGGGCTATTTACGCACTCAGAGATGAAGAAGTATTTGAAAAGAAAAAACACCGCCGACCGAGCCAAGCTCGGTATATGGCCAACCCTTTCACTGGTAGGTAATTGTGAAACCAATAGACGCTATCAAAGAACTGGTAGAAGAGTTTGATTGCTTAATAATGGTTGCAGACGGATTTGATGATGCTATTATAGGAGTAACAGAAGATTTCAGAGCAGTCTATAACCGACAGAAATGCATTGAAGTCCTTGAGAGAGACATGCCTTACGAGGATGCGGTTGACTATTTTGAATTCAATGTAGAAGGCGCTTACATGGGGGAGAGAACCCCTCTATTTATCAACATCTTTGAAAACGTGGAAGTGCCGGGGACTAAGGCAGGAAAAATTCTAAAGCTCATTCCGAAAGAGCCGCTTGTAATAGAGGACACGAAATAAAATTTTTGTGTCCCCGCTTAATTCGGCCAATAGCATGAATAGGGGGAGTAACCATGGCTAAGAACAAAACGACTCAACCGAAAGGGACGGAAACGTCTAAAGTTAAGTTCGACCGGGCCAAAGACGTTATGAACGAGCGTTTAAAAGCCAGTAAGAAAATAGTAAACCTTAAAAAGCAGAAATGGGAAACATGGGAGAAGATGTATCAGAACAAACAGCTCCATCGCCGGATCATCGGGGAGTCAAACCTCGTTCTACCAAAAGCTGATTATATCGCTGAAACAATCTCCGCAAAGGTCATAAATTCCATTTTCTCTGTTTCCGAGTGGATCACCATGCGGCATCACAAAGTCGATCCAGATACCTTGAAAAAACAGCAGCAGTGGTACATGTGGGTAATGGATCGGAAAGTAAACTTCTATCTCACCGCAATCGAACTCTTTAAGTCAGCCCCGATCAAAGGGACTTCCGTCTGTAAGATAGGGATGCGTAATTTCTGGCCGTATGTTGAATTCCTCCCCCTCGAAAACTTCTACCCGGACGTTCTGGCTCACAGGCCCGGGGAAGTTCAGAACATGCGGTATTGCATGCATCAGTTCAAACGTGACCTTAATCAATTAAAAAGATTTACCAATGCCGAAGGGACGGCGATTTATCAGAACTTGGACAAGCTTGAAAAGCAAAAAGCCCAGAAATCAACTGAGTCACACAAAATGGAAGGAGTTGAGGACGTATCCGTTACTGATAAAATTGTTCCTATCTTTGACATCGTAGAGTATCATGGTGAGTTTGAATACGAGACAGGGAAATACGGAGAATACATTCTGACTGGGACACTTTCCAATAAGGAAGATGAAGCGATTGATGAAATTATCAGATGTGAGCCGTCTACCTTTAAAGTCCGCGATGAGTACGCAGATGAAGATGTCTATCTGAAACCATTCGTCTCATCGATCTATTCAGTCAACCCGGGAGAATTCTATGGGAAGTCGGCTATCCAGTCTGTCGAATCTCTCATCAACGAGCAAACTGATTTGCATAACATCTATATGGATAACCACAAGCGATTGGTCAACGGAATCACCAAAGTCCTTAACCGTTCAGACCTTTCCAGAGACGACCTCCCGCAGACAGCCGGAGCAATCTGGTACATGGACAACTTTGAAGACGTCGATGTGGAGACCCCACCTGAGACCAATCTTATCGCCTACAAACAAATCCACGAACTGCTTGACCGGGAAATAGAAAAAGCATCATCTGTCACATCTGCAACCCTCGGTGTAGGGAAAACAAAGCGTGAAACGTTCGGGGAAGTCCGATCCCTCTTGAACGAAGCAAATGACCGATTCCAGCTTTTCATTCAGATGGCTGACCGTCTCACTCTTCGGCCTATCTCTCAGCGGGTCTACGCTCTTCTTCGCCAGACATTCGAGGTGTTCGGGCATAAAGACTTCGTTGTTAACGGTGAGCAGATAGGTATCTCCGGGGACGACCTTCTTGAAGACATGGACGTCCAGTTTGCAGCTACCACCGTCGAATCAGAAAGCTCAAAATACTCAAAGCAGCAAACCCTCCCGCAGTTTATCCAAACCATCGCACAGGTGGCTGGGCCGCGCTTGAATGCAGACGCCCTGATCGCAGAATTCGCACAGCTCTATAATTACAAAGACCCGGAGCGGTTCCTGTTGCCTCCTGACTCCATTCCTATTTCAGCACTGCCTCCCGAATTACAGCCAATCGCGCAGCAAGTCTTACAGCAGATGCAGCAGGGTGGTGGACAACAGGGTGGTGAACAGCAGGGCGGCGGCAACGGGCAAATAATTCCCCAGTTACCATCAGGGGATCAAGGTGGATTCTCAGAAGGAGCGGCTTAAATGGCAATGTCAGAAGAAGAAAAAAGAGAACGGGAAGCGCAGATAGGATTCGCCATTCAAGAGTTTTTCAACTCAGTACCCGGTGCTTATCTTAAAAAGCTCTATGAAGAACGTATAGCAATCACCTTATCTGAAATGGCGTTTGCAAAAAAGAAGATGGAAGATAAAACCAAGGTCTACCTCTGTCAGACCATCGGTGATTTTGAGCGGCATCGTGGATACGCTCAGGGCCTTCAGGCAGCTATCGACATTCCAGAATCTTTGATCAATGTAGCTAAGCGAAGAGAGCGTGAAAGAAAAGAACAAAATACTTAAGCGTAGCTTGACAATGGAGAACTCCATGCTAGAATGGTTACAAAACATACTTAAGTCTCTGATAAAAGCAAAGTTTACTGGAGGAATTCAAATCTGGTTTAAGGACGGCGGGATAAGTTCAGTAACCAGACCGAACGGAAACGAAAAAACAAACAAGAGTATTTTTAAGAAATAAACGGTCAACCCCGGTCGCTACCGACTCTCCGGGCAACGCCTATCAGTATTAGAGGGATTCCCCTTCTTCTCTCTTTACTGGTAGGCGTTTTTTATTAACCACCTGTGGCGAACAAAAGGAGTTACAAAATGTCTAATGGAACACCAAACGACGTTAACATAGATCAAGGCCCGTCACCTTTGGATCAGGGCGTTACGTCAGATTCGCCCACTGCGCCAGACGTTAATGCTCCAGCCCCGTCAGTTGGAGAAGCACTATCACCGGAGCCTGCTCATGAAGATGCCATCCCCTATGACAGGTTCCAGCAAGAGATCACCAAAAGGAAAGAGCTTGAGACGGAACTGGAACAATTACGGAGTCAACGGGCTCCTGATCCAGAAC